CAACGGTTCCGCCCGCTACTATGTGCGCGTCACCGTCCCCAAAGACCTTCGCGACGTGTATGGCCGCGAAGAGATATGGCGTTCGCTCGGCACCGCCTCGCCGAGCGAGGCCAAGGCGCTCGCGCCGACGGTCCTTCAGGAGTTGCATGACGACTTTCAGGCTCGCCGGCATGGCCGCGACCTGATCGAAAGCGATATCGCCGCGCTGGCGTGGCAGCACTACGCCAAGCTGATCGAAAGCGATGAAAGGTTCCGCGAGACAGCGCCGACCGAAGACGACCTTGACAATTATTGGCGGCTCATGGTCGCCGACAACGGCGGCGATCAATACGACTATGAGACGTGGAGGCTCTATGAGTTCACCCGCGACATGGTGCGTCGCAATCAGCTGGCGCGCCGGGCCAAGCTCGCGCTGTTGAAGAGCAGCGACCCCGACAAGCAGCTGAAGGCCGTTGCGCGCCCGCTGGCGAACCTCTTGGAGGAACGTCGGATCATGTTGGACCGGCGCAGCGCCACCTTCCGCAAGCTGGCGCTGGGCATTCAGCGCGCCGAGCTTGAAGCCTTGAAGCGCGCTGACGAGCGCGACGCCGGAGATTGGGGCGGCACGCCGAGCGACCCCATGATCAAGCGCGCCGAACAGCCGAAGAACGCCGCGCCGGGCGAGCGCATTGCGGACCTGTATGAGCGCTTCATCAAGCAGCGCGGCGCGAAGCTGAAGCCCGACACGATCAGCGAGAACAGGAAGATCATTCAGCTGTTCGCCGAGCACGTCGGCGAGAACGTTCCCGTCTCGGCGCTGAAGCGCAAGCACGTCGCCGAGTGGCGCGACAAGCTGCATCTGTTCCCGTCGCGCGCTCGCCAGATCAGGGAGTTCGAGGGGCTGAAGTTCGCTCAGATCATTGAGCGCAACCGGTCCCTTGGAAAGCCCGTGCTCGATCCGAAGACGATCAACCGCTACCTGTCAGGCTTCAGCCCCTTCGCCAGCTGGCTCGTCAGCAGCGACCTTGTGCCAGCGCCGATCATGCTGGACGAAATGTTCCTGAAGCTTGATCGCTCGGTTCCGAAGCGCTTCCCCTGGACCGACGATCAGCTGCGGGCGATCTTCTCTTCCCCGCTCTTCACGGGCTGCCGGGCCGACAATCGCGAGTATGAGCCCGGCAACCTGCAAATCCGCGACTGGCGCTATTGGATTCCCCTGATCGCCCTGTTCTCCGGCATGCGGCTTGGCGAGATCGCTCAGCTGTTGGTTGACGACGTGCGCGAAGAGCACGGCGTTTGGATCATGCACGTCACCACGGACGGCGACGACGCGAAGACCTTGAAGACTACCGGCTCGGAACGCATCGTGCCTTTGCATCCGACCCTGATCGCGCTCGGCTTGCTGGAGCACCACGCACGCCAGAAGCAGGCGGGGCATGCGCGGCTATTCGCTGAAATCAAACCCGACAAGCGGGGCTTCCTGAGCGGCCCACCGTCCAAGTTCTTCAGCACCTATCTGAAGCGCATTGGCGTCAAGACTAAGCAGACGACCACGCATAGCTTCCGGCACAACTTCGCTGACCGGCTTCGCGCGGCCGGCCATCTGGACCATGATTTCGGGTTCATCCTGGGACACGGCGACCGGCTGATCCGCACGACCGGCCGCTACGGATCGCTGCCGCAAGGCACGTTGCAGATGCGCAAGGCATTGGTCGAAAGCGTCGACTACTCCGACCTGAAGATTGGCGGCGCTTAGGGCTGGAACGAACCTAAGCGCCGCCGTCAAGCCAAATAATTGAACAGATTATTCATTTTTCTCTTGGTTGAGGATTCAACCGGGCTCGCTTTCTGCTATAACATTTGCAGTTGAGGTTTATCCTTCGACCTTAACTCGTAAGTGCGCCGACAGGAGGGCTGGCGTTTGTGGGCATGAGCGCCAGCCCTTCGTCTTCCATTTGAGCGTCTGGTTATTTTTTATTATTTTTACGAGTTCTCTGCGTAATGGCGTTCGCCATGCCGACAACCTTCCGCCGCTGGCTCGGCGCTGAACCTGAGACGAAGGCCGCGCCCGTCTCCGGCGTCACCGCGCCTGAACCCTGGCTTTACGAGCTTCTGAGCTTCGGCGCGTCCGCATCAGGCCCGGCCGTCACGCCCATGACTGCGATGCGCGTTCCGGCCGTGAAGGCGGCTTTCGAACTGATCGCCAGCACGGTCGCCACCCTTCCTTGCAAGGTCTTCGCCGACGTCGCCGCAGGCGGCAAGGAACCCGATCCCGATCACCCGGCCTATCCGCTCGTCCATGCCGACGCCAACCCCTGGACGTCGGCCGGCAAGCTTCGCGAACAGCTGACGCAGGACGCCCTTTTGTGGGGCAACGGCTTCGCCCTGGCGAACCGCGTCAACGGTCGCGTCATCGAACTGAACCGGCTCGCGCCCGGCGCGGTCGCCATTGAGCTTGACCCGCTGACGGGCGAGCCCCGTTACAGGGTGAAGCTGACTGAGCGCGACCGCTTCGCCATCTACGGCGTCGGCGAAGTGCTGCACATCCCCGCGCCCGTCTCCTATGACGGCGTCTCTGGCGTCGCCCCGATCAGCCTCGCCCGCGAAGCCATCGCGCTCGCGCTCACCCTCGAAATCCATGCGGCGCGCCTGTTCGGCAACGGCGCGCGGCCGGGCGGCATCCTGAAGTTCCCCGGCAAGCTCGGCGCTGACGTCGCCCAACGCATCAAGGCGTCATGGCAGGGCGCGTTCGGGGGCGAGAACACCGGCAAGACGGCTGTCCTTGAAGAGGGCGCAGACTTCCAGCCCGTAGCGCTCAACAGCGTCGACGCTCAGTTCGCCGAGATGCGGACCTTCCAGATTTACGAGATCGCCCGCGCCTTCCGCGTCCCGCCGCACATGATCTTCGAAATGGGCCGCGCGACATGGTCGAACTCCGAAGAGCTGAACCGGCACTTCCTCACCTATTCGCTTCTGCCCTGGCTGAAGGCGTGGGAGGCGGCTTACAGGCGCGTCCTTCTCCCGGCTGACGCCCGCGACGGCGTCGCCATCAAGTTCGTCACCGACGCGCTTCTGAGCGCCACCACGGCGCAGCGCGCCAGCGCCTATGCGCAGTTCCGCAGCGCGGGCGTGATGACCGCCAACGAAATCCGCGCCCTCGAAAACCTCCCCGCCCGTCCGGACGGCGACTCGCTCGCCAGCCCCTTAACCACGGCCGGCTCTGAGGCTCCCGCCAATGTCTGAGAACATTCACCGCGCATTCTTCGGCGACGCCGAGCATCAGTTCGCGCTCACGCCCGGCATGATCGCCGAGCTTGAAGCCAAGACCGGATCGGGCGTCGGCGGGCTCTTCCGGCGCATGATCGCCAACGACTTCCGGCACGCCGAGATTGTCGAGACGATCCGCCTTGGCTTGATCGGCGGCGGGATGAACCCCGAAACCGCCGCTCGCCTTGTCGCAGCTTACGTCCCCGCGCGCCCGCTGATCGAAGCCTACGCGCTCGCGGTCGCGATCCTTGAAGCCTTGATGTTCGGGGGAGGCGCATCCCCGGCCGACGTAGCCCCGGCTACGGACGGCGAGGCAGCACCATGAATCGCCTCGAAATCAAGGCTGCCTTCGGCGTCGATACGGAAGGCGCGATCACTGGCACCGCATGGCCCTTCGGCTCGCCAGATCGTGTCGGCGATCTGATTGAAAAGGGCGCGTTCGCCAGCGCCCCGCAACGCCTTCCCATGCTCTTCGCCCATGATCCGGCCGAACCTGTCGGCGTCTGGGATGAGCTGACGGAAACCGACGCCGGCCTTCAGGTGAAGGGCCGCATGCTCGTCAACGACGTCGCCCGAGCCCGTGAGGTTCGGGCGCTCGTCACGGCTGGCGCAATCGCCGGCCTCTCCATCGGCTTCACCACGAAACAGGCCGTCGCCCGCAAGGGCGGGGGTCGCACCATCAAGGCACTGGAGCTTGTCGAGATCAGTCTCGTCACCGTGCCTTGTCACCCCGGCGCGCGCATTACGAGCGCCAAGTCAGCCGCTGACGCGATCCGGACCGCCGAGGCCATCAACCGGGCGGCACTCGCCCTTCGTTCCTAGGAAGCATTTGAACCATGGATTTTCACGACTATCGAATTGAGCTGAAGGACGCCGGCGACGCCGATCCGTCCAGCATCGTCACGAAGGCGCTCGCCGAGCTTCAGGGCTCCGTTGACGAGCGCCTGAAGGCCGTCGAGACGAAGGCGCGCGAGCGCCTGGACGCCATCGAAGCCCGCCTCAACCGCCCGGCCGCTGGCGCGACCATCCCGGCCGGCGAGCCCGTCGAGCGCAAGGCTTTCGAGCGCTTCGTTCGCAACGGCGTCGAGCGCATGAGCGCCGACGAAATCAAGGCGCTGACCGTCAGCGCCGACGCGGCCGGCGGCTTCCTCGCGCCCGAACAGTTCGGCGCGGAAATCCTGAAGAAGCTTGTCGAGTTCTCACCCATCCGCCAGTTCGCCCGCGTCATCACGATCAGCGCCCCTGAGATCAAGTATCCCCGGCGCATCAGCGGCACGGCCGCGACTTGGGTCGAAGAGACTGAGGACCGCACCGGATCGCAGCCGGTCTATGGGCAGATGACCATGAAGCCGCATGAGCTGGCGACCTATGTCGACGTCTCAACGCAGCTTCTGGAGGACAACGCCTATAATCTGGAGGGCGAGCTTTCGTCTGACATTGCCGAGAACTTCGGCAAGACGGAAGGCGCGGCCTTCGTGAACGGCGACGGCGACGGCAAGCCCATGGGCCTCATGACGGCGACGGGCATCGTTGAGGTGAAGACCGGCGCGGCTGCGGGCTTCCCGGCCACGAACCCGGCCGACGTGCTGATCGGGCTGTTCCACAAGCTTCCGACTGCCCATGCGCAGAACGGCGCTTGGCTGATGAACCGCAACACGCTCGGCCTGATCCGGACGTGGAAGGACGCGACCGGCCGCTATCTGATCATGGACCCGATCACGGCAGGCGCGCCGACCACGCTTCTCGGCCGGCCCATCGTGGAAGCCGTCGACATGGATGACGTCGCGGCCGGCAAGACGCCGATCCTGTTCGGCGACATGAGCGGGTATCGCATCATCGACCGCGTCGGCCTCACCATGCTGCGCGACCCGTTCACGCTGGCGACGAAGGGACAGGTTCGC